TTGACAAAATGATTCAAATGTTGGAAACATACCAGCATAATTTTCGTATATCCTTTTACGATTGCTGATATACGGTTCTCTCAAAATAAAAACATAATCAATATTAGTTCGCAGATTTGGAGGAACTCCTAATGGATACTGCATAGTAATAATAAGCATGATTTTCCAATGTCTACCGTTCATGAATAATAATCGCATGACTTTTTCTTTTGACCAAGTATTGTCATATAGACAATCATCCATTATGACAAATGTCCTTGGATCTATCGTACTTTTACCATATGAATCTTTTTCTTTTTTAATTTGTTTATTTACCATTGATTGTCTTTTTAATACATTTTCAATGATACCAGAATTGTATTCATCATGTATAAATAATTTTGGAACATGATGACCATAAAATCCATTTCCGGCTTCTGTACCACTAATAACAGTACCTATCGGTATATATTGATGATAATACAATAAATCACGCACTAAAAACGATTTTCCGGTGTCTCGTCTGCCAATCAATACAATTACTGGTCCTTCATTCTTATTTGCGCGAAAAGTTATTTGTTTCATATTGAATTTTTTCATTTTAAGATTCATAATTGCTTGTGTATATTTAATCTAAATGACACACAAAAAAAATGGAATAAAAACGAACTGATATGAGTTTGATTCAATACATTTATATCTGTTTTCAATACAATTAATGTTGAATATATCGTACAAAAAAAGAGACAATCAGCTATTATTCCAGGATTTTAAACAAATGGATGAAAATATTCAAGAAATTACAAATTATTCACCTATATACAATGCATTTTTTGAGTTTAACAATAACAATTGGAAAAATGTAGTATTTGATCATGATAATCATATTAAAAAAATATTACAGAAAAAACACAAAAATGAATATACTGTACAATTACAAGACGATTCAATAACTACTTGTTTTGTAAAACAGTCTCCCATCATAGACCATATATATTATTTGACTGGAAAATATCAGTTATTTCAAAATATTAATGAAACACTGGCAACGTATGAAATAAAATCAAATTTAGATAAAATGAATTCAATACATAATGCTGCGTATATTGATTTTGTTTTTTATTTCTTGACATCAAAATTATCATTAGTCACCAAATTTCCACACGCTTGTTCATTTTATGATTCTTTTCAAACTATATACAAAAACTACGAAATTGATGTTTCGGAAGACATTGATATCATTGAAAATTCTACATATTTTCATGAACATTATAATGGCCTTTTTTCTATGGTAGACGAAGAATATCACCAACAATATATTGGACAAACAAAATCAGTGAAACCACGTATTCATATACATGGGACGATAAACGATATCGATGGAGAATATATACCAGACTATATACAAAAATCGTTTTATATTTCACATCATTCCAAAGATTATATTACAATCGACTCCAGTGAAAATAGTATACAAGAAGTATTTAGTTGTTCGTTAGAAACAAACGAATATGAGGAAAATTCAACTGATGATGATGATGATGATGATGATGATGAATCAGAAAGTGATACTTTAGATAACTCTGAATCTGAATCTGAGTTCGATACTGATAATGATTCGAATTCAAGTGCTGAATACATCGATCATGTAGACGTTCGAATAAAATCGTTTCCTGTACAAATGATATGCATTGAAAAATTACACGATACGCTAGATAGTTACATAACTACAAATGAAAATATTTCAGACTATGAATGGATATCTATATTGATACAAATCATTATGACATTAGCAACCTACAACAAAGTATTTGACTTTACACATAACGATTTGCATACAGAGAATATTATGTATAGATTTACTGATGAAAAACAGATAACATACAAGTTCAACAATGAGTATTATACGATACCAACATTCGGAAAACTGTATAAAATAATAGATTATGGTCGTTCTATCTTTCGCTACAAAAACACTAGATTTTGTAGTGATAGTTATAATTTAGAACACGGAGATGCAGCATCATTGTATAATTGTGAACCATTTTATACAAGTAAGAAAGAGAGAATCGAACCAAATCCGTCATTTGATATGTGTCGATTGGCTTGCTCGTTGTATGATCATTTTTTGGAAAAACACACAGATATTTACGATAATCAAATATTCAATTTCATTCATAATATGTGTTTAGACGATAAAGGTATTCATATGTTGTATAAAAAGATTGCAAAAACCGTGCATAATCAAACACCGGATGCTGTTCTAAAACATGTTATTTTTGATTGCATAAAAACTGATTCATATACGTCACAATCAAATTCTTTGTTTGTAGACATAGACGGTATTCCTTCAAATTTTGTACAGAATTAAAACTCTGGTTCACTCGTGAAAATAACTGGTGTTTTATTTCCCGGTAGTAACACTGAAACATACCTAAAACTATGAAACGCTACTATGCATGCAATAAATGCAAATGCAAAATGTTTACACATATTTTTAAGAACTTTGTACTCGTTTGAATTCGTTTTTTGTATATACACTCTGTCTATTTCCATAATAACCATAACGAGTACAGATGCTATGAATGATATAATATAATGAGTTTCCATATATCATTATATTATATAAATTGTAATCAAAATTAGACGAATAATATTACAATTCTTCAATATCTAATAAACTAGACATATCTTCTGATTTTGAATGCACATCTAAATTTTGAATATCGTGATCGTTGGAGATGCTTTCATGAATAGTTAAATCATCATCTTGAAATAAGCTATTGTTATCATCTTCATCTGTATCTGGATATGTCTCATTGGAAATATCGTCCCCAATGAAACTTATACTCGGTTTTACTTGTATATTGTTTTTTTCCAGTTCATCATTTGCTATTGTTTCTTGATTTTCGTTTCTCTCAACTGATGTGGATTCACTCATTTGTTTAGATGGTTCTGTATCTACAATAACTTGGTTGCTTCTTTCATTCTGTTCATTTTCAAAAGATATAGATTGCATATTCTCATAATCTGTTGAATTCATTCGTTTTTCCACAATGTTTTCTATAGAAGACTCTATATTGTTGTTGGTGGTTGGTGTTTCGAGTTCTACTTTATCTTCAACTTCTTCAACTTCTTCTTCAACTTCTTCTACGTTATCATAAACTTCATATTCATTCGATTCGTCTAAATATGCTCGAAGAATTGACTCAATAGGCATATTATTTCGAATAGTGTTAATAATACAGTCTTTAATCAATGATTCTACATCACGCTTATATTTTTGTTTTTGTATAGGAAGCTCTACATTTTCATATAAGTATACATTTTTGTAAATTATTCTTGCGCATTCTATGTACACTTTATGAATAAATGTACTGATATCTGGTATTTTAATGGATATTTTTTTTTGATTGGTACCGACGCGAATATTTGTCATTAATTTCAGTTGTGCAACATGAACACATGTTAGCAAATCCTCAAGATAATTACAATTTGTTTCTTCCTTAATACGTTGAACTTCAGTATCGATAATTGTTTGATTCCATTTTGGAATTCTTGCCAAGAAATTTTGAAAAGTCATTAAATACTTTTCATCTTCGTCATTGTCTATACATAATTTTACAGAATCTTGAAATATTGAATCAAATCCTTGATTTATTACAGGGTATAATTTAGAAACAAAAATTTGTGTATATGCATTCCTTGAATCAGTCAATGTTTGAATATTGTAATCGTCCATATGATTCAAGGTTACATTTCGTTCGAACAAATAAAACGCAATTTATACATTTCGAGGCACAAATATAAACTCATAACTTCAAATCGAATGTTTATTCTCATTTTCTCGCATTCGAATATAAATTCTGACAGCTTTAAGGAATTCAAGTTTTGTTTGGATATATAATCTATCAACATGATAGTACTACAACCAATATTATACAATTCATATGCTGTATCAATTAAATTTGTTTGGTTCTTAATTTTACTCAATCGATGTTTTATTTTTTTATATATAGAATCGGTTTTTCTGTAGTTTAATTTATTCATTTGATGTAAATTGATCACCTTATTTCGTATACGGATATTGGGAACATGTAATTCAGAAAATCGTGAAATGATGGGATCTATTAATTTTGCTTTATTGTTAACTAGAATGAAAAAGCGTGTATTATAGCTGAATACTTCTATACATCTACGAAGTGCACTTTGTGCATCTATTGTAAGATTGTCTGCGTGTAGCAAAACAATACTCTTGCAAAAAGGCTCATTTTGTTTATGAGAACAAATATTTGTTTTTGCAAAAAATTTCAACTCATCCCGAATAAATTTTATACCTTTACCGAACGCACAGTTAATATACATGATGTATTCAGATTTATTCTCTACATTTTCGTATAGTATATCTAAAAAGTAGTGCAATAAATAAGTTTTACCACTTCCATGTGGACCATGAAATATAATATTTGGAATATTATTATTATATACAAAGTTATTTAGTTTACATTTGATATTATCATGCAAATGTTGGGTCACTTCCATATATGAACTTTATTATTTATGATTGTTTATTATTCTTTCATGTAGAATATATATTCATATCAAAAAATATAGATTATACCTAATACCGTTTAATAATTAAATTCAAAATGTGTGCAACGATTGCGTGTAAGGATTTTGACGGAAAGAATTCAACAATTCAGGATTGTGTCGATCATTTTGTTGATCCATTTGTGCAGATTTTACACTCATTTCTCCAAAATTTGCTTTGTTCGGTGTATGTATATTTGACATACCTGGATTTCCCCCAATAAATTCTTGATGTACTTGGTCGTCTTTATTTATAGTTACATTCATTTGTTCTGGAGCAGTGTATAATTTAACACTACTGTTTGTAGGATCTCTTCCCATAGAAATGTCACTTTTATCAATTAAATTAGCATTGTATGCTGTATCATATATAATCGGGTTTGATGTACAATTTGTGTTGCCCATATTCCCGACATAATCTTTTGTTGTCGTATCTCGTTGTTGTTCTACAGGAATCATTTCTTGTGTTTTATATCCAGATTCCACTTGATTTTGTAAATATGCTTGATTACCGATAAATTGATGTCCTGTTCCATGTTCAGTCATTTCTCGAATTGTGGTTTTTGTTCTATCTGCAGGATTAAATACTGTTCCTACAGGTACACTTGTTGCAGCATTCCCTGGACCTCGACTATTTCCCACGACATTATATTTTCGAGACGGACGAAGTACATCAATTACAGGCGATATTACGGCTTTGAATATATTAGATACCGTACCATAATTTAATGAGTCATACGCATTTGTTGTTCGATTATTTGATATCTGACTCTTCCTGTAATCTTGAACATCTGTATGATTTGATCGGTCTTGATAATTGGCAAATACATTACTTGCATGCTTTACAGGAGGATCGAGTTCAGGACGTTGTGACTGTTCGTATTTTCCTTTAGAATATGGTTTATTAAAGTACTTTGGGACACCGTATTTTTCACTTGTTGTAAATATACGATTTTCTGCCTTTAACACTTCTTTTGATCTTGCTTTTGGAGCATGTTCTACACCGGTTGTTGTGAAATACCGTTCTGGTGTGTTAATATAATAAGTATCCGGTCTATTTTTTTCAATTTCTCCTAGACTTCCTCTATTAGTGACATTACTTTTTCCAGGTAAAACTCTTCCTTGATATGTCTCTTTTGTGTTTACAGAAAGTTCGTCTATTGTTTTAGGCATCCACTGATCTCTTCCAATTAAGGCTGAATTGTATCCAAGTTCGCCATTTTCATTGTCGTGTCCTTTTACTAAACCAGGTACTACTTGTTGACTATCAAAGTTACTTAATGTTTTTTTATTTGATACATTCATTCGCGACTGCATTAAATCTGAACTGTTTGGAGTGCCACTGTTCCATTTCATATTTTTAGACGGAGCAAATAAAGGTGCAATTTCTTGTTTTCTTTTTTGATATGTTCCTGTTCCATTCATTGAATCTAATACATTTTCAGAGCGACCATAAACGGAAGAACTTTGTTTCACAGACGACCCGAAGAAAGGTTGTTGATTATTGTGTGTGAAATTAGATGCTGCAATTGTTTGTCCAGATAAGCTTGACACAAATGAATTTTTATTGCTAATATCTTGTTTTACAAAATGTTGTTTTACTCCTGGATTAGATTCATGGTATTCTTGTTGAGGTGGGGTATGTATTTGAATTCCTTTTTTGTTCGTCGTTGTTACATTATTGTATTGTATTTGACTTGTATTTGGTTGCACTTGCAGTGGAAATTCACCATTCAAATAAGCTTCTGTTTTGTTTTGTTTTGAAATTTTATACAACCAAGTTAAAGCCACAAGTGGAATAACTGCTTCCATTCTAAATTATATTATACGTATCATATTTTTCTTATAATTTTGGTACAAAAACATTTTTCTGGTGTATTCTAGAACTTGTTGACTCAACATTTTGTGAATACATTAATGGTTCTTGAGGATTTAATAGTGGATATTCCCATCTAGTAGATTCTTTATCTCTATACGCAAACACTGGATGAGTCACTCGTGTTTCATTTGTGTATGCTTTCATAATTGGAAAACTTTGTTTCCTATTCGTATAATATTTCATATTTGATAGAACATTTACATTGTCTCGGTTTAATTTCGTATTTCTTCCTTGTAAATCACTTGAAATATCTATTGGATTCGAATGTAAATTTGCACCATGTTTTTGTAATCGCACATGCGGATCTTCATAATAAAAAGGAGATAATCCTTGACCTGGAGTATTTAATATCCATCTTCCTGGACCAGTAGATTCTTGTAGTTGTTTAGATACCCTCGCATTATCGTAATTGAAACGTGTAAATGACATTTTGTATATATTAATATACATGTATATAAAATTGTCATTTGTTTATCATACTCATGGTATTATTGGTCGTTGAGTGTTGTCAAACACAAATTGTTCTGGTATGATTAAATCTGGTCTTTCAAAATAAGAAGTTGTGTCTAATGAATGGATTCGAGGTTGCACTGGTTTTTGTGGCGTAACTAAGTTAGTGGATCCGACACCAAATAACTGACTCTCTATGTCTGTTGAATTAGATGACAGAATATGACTTGGAATATGGCTTGGATTAAATCCAAGTTCAGGTAAACTTGTTGTCTTTGCCTTTGTTCTGTATGCATTTAATCTATTATTGCATGTATATATGTTTTGAAGTTGTTCTAAATTATATTCACCTGGTTGATTTTTTAATCGTGTAGAACTCATATATAAAATGCTAATATATTTATTTATTTTGAAAACCGATTGAATACAATATTGCGACTGGTTTGTATATAAGTTTCTAATATTCCTGATTTATATATTGTGTAATCATGTTTGAGTACATATTTACCATGCATAATTTCTTTCAAGACGAGAGAAACGCGTAATGGATCAAAATTTTCATCTACTATGTCAACAATATCACCATAAATTCCATATAGTAAGGTATCTGTGTTATTCGTTTGATATTTAATCTGTTTAGAATAATATTTAACCAATGAATCCATCAAAAACAATATATAATGTAATAATTTTCTTGGTAATTTATTCATGTAATGCTGATATAAAAATACAAACAGCATCCTTATATCATGTGAATTATTGAATTCGTGCAACACATTGTAATGACCAGTACTTGACATTTGATACAATTTTGTTTTGTTTATTTTCATGCAACTCATGTTAAAATCGATAAAATACCAATTATATTCAGAATTAACCTTTTTGTACATTACATTACCTGGATGAAAATCGCGGTGCATGAATATATACTTTTCTTGAAGTTCATGTAAAATACGCGTGATGGAATACAATGCCTCAATTAACAGCATTTGATCTTCTATATGATCATCGAAATAATCCCACAATGTACCATCCATATGTTCCACGCCATAAAGTATACGATTATTGATTTTGAATACACTATTTATTTTTGGTATATTTTTTTTATGGTTGCAATACAGTAATGTATGAAAATATATTTCTTTCGAAAACGACAAATTATCTATTTTTTGCGGAGTTTTCACAACCATTTTTTGTATTTTACCTTTAGTATCAGTAAAAATAACATTATGTACCTTAGAATGTGTACCCATACCTATACATGTACCGAATTTGATTTTGTAGATTTGATTTAACGACATCTTATACTGGTACTCTTTTTTCTCAAAGTATTTAAATAAAGGAATATGTTTCCATTTAGGTTCATTACAAATCGTATTTTTTATTTGTAATGAACGTATGATATCACATGGTTTGGTCAACCATTTTAAATTTTGAATGTTTTTTTGTTTCTTTTTTTTTGTTTGAAGTTTGGCTTTTACCTTGTTTTTCATTGTTTGCATAGTCAATATAGTATATATGAATATTTGTTTAATGAATTTCAAATATTAATTAGTAAATATTGTATAAATACATCTGGTGTAATTTCTTTTTTGATTGCACTCTCAATCATCATGTAATATTTATTGTAATTTTCAAGTGAATACAACAACATAAACCCAAATCTTGGATCATTTGAATGTACATCTTGTGCTTTTACTGATAACTTTTTCTTGACTTGTTCATTTATGTAATCATTGTGTTCAAGGTTATCATATATTGTATCAATGCACTCTACAACTTTAGTTTCGTCAAATTCATCCAAATCAAACAAATTTAAAAGATTTTGTTGATATTGTTCCAACTCATTTACTTCTTGTTCCGATTCACTCATTATTTTATATTTCATTTGAATTATCTATAAGTCATTTTTATGAACTCGATTGATTTGCATTTTCTCTCTTTAGCTCTCTAGATGGAACTCCACCTCGAATCCATGATTTATCTGCGCTAGATTCCACTAAATTATTGGGGTTAGTGACAGTATGTCGAATAGAATCAATTAATGGATATTCATTGTGATCAACGTATGATTCTTCCGACAAGCCATTTACTGTTTTGCGATTTGAATTATGATCACCTTGCTTAAGCCGTGTTTCTTCATCAACTGAGGATACACCTCTACCTAAATAAGGAACTGTAAGAAACGGACGAGTATATAAATTTACACGCCCTTTTTCGTTTGTTTGCATGGTTTGAATTCGTATACTGCTATCTTGATCTACTGCACACCCATTTAATCCAACTGAGTTTTTACCACTCGACATAAATACACTTGGTTGCGATGTTGCAACTTGAATAGGATGTTTCAGACAATCACGCTGATTAAAAAAATTCGTGGTATTATAATTTCCATAATTGGAATTCATCGTATTTTTTTCAGACAATGTAGTTACATCATCCCCTAATCTTGATAGATTTTCAAACATGTAATTGTGTACACTTGACATTTATGTATATACTAGATATATTTTATTTGTATGATGCATAATGTTTATCTTTATCAGATGCTGTATTCTTGAAACAAAAATCGATAAAAGATTTTTGAGCATCAACACTTGTATCCGGTATAATATTAAAATTTCTGTCAAAATTTTCATGATCAATATCATCGTTTAGATTATGAAAGAGTTTTGCGTCTACGGTTGATTTTATCTTTTTAGGGATACTTGGTTTGGTTGAATTATTCTTGGAGCTACTTATCTCGCAATTATTGTTAGGTGCAACTTGTGGAGGAGATTGTTTGTTACATAACGGTTCTACATATTGCATTTTATTTCTTTCGAATATAATAATTGCACCCAATGTAATACATAGTGTAACAAATACATTTATTTTCTTGTTTTGCATAAATAACATTGCAATACATGATATTAAAATCACAAATCGAGATAATGCATTTAACTG